CCTATGGTCCGAGGACCCCACACGAAACGATGCTAGTACACACGTTACCTAGTGTACATCGATTCCTTCTCTTCATCCACCCACCACCTGACCTATCATAGTCAAATGGGGATTCCCATGGTGTTGGAAACAAAAATGGATGTGAGCCAGAGGTTAGCACAAAAGTGTATGGAAGTCCTCCCCACGGGTCGCCGAACCACCCCTTATATGGTTCAATCAACTGGCTCCTCTTCTCCTAAGAGGTTTTCTATCCCAACATGTTGCGGATATTCGGGCACGCCAGTGGCCCGATATAGGTATTCTGCTTGGTTTCCAACGAATATTACGGGAAAAAAGGCTTTGTTTTCAAAAGCCATATCATAATCGGTCATCGTTTCAACGATTCCCAATCCGATTTCTCCGACCCTTTTCAAGGCTCGGTCCCATATATTACGATTGTGCCACAGAGCCTGGTCAACCGACTTCTCTTCTGTTGTCTCTAGGAGTTCCTCAAAAGGAAGCCTCTGCAAGAGATTACATGTCAACACTTTATAAGCCTTGTTATACTCGGCTTCAATATCGTGCAGTCCATATGGACTAGAGAAATATCGGAAAGGTACTTCCTGTACCTTACCCAGGTCCTTCTGCACCAACTTATGCATCTTCCAAAAAGCCATATCTTTAGGCTTACATGGTTGGTATCGACGATCAAATTGATTCATCTTTATCACTGTCGCCGCCTTACGATAGATATCCGGGATTTCTCCTGGATCATCACAAGGCAGTCCGACTCCTCCCAACCATTCGGGAATATTCCATGGAAGACCATATTGGTCCAAGGTTATCCTATTGTAGTTAATAAACCTACTCTTAACAAGGGTCCACATTTCTGGTGGACATGAACGTTTGAGTTCTCTGGAAATTACACCCAACTGGTGTATCCCAACTTGTTTAGACGGTGCGCGATCCTTTGCGCCCGTACTTGCACGGTTAAGACCACGCATTAATCCAAGGTTGACATATTTCTGTTCAACCCACCTTCCAACTGGGCGAGCCTCAAAAGGTTGCTCATCATTGATTGGTAACCAATCAGAAGGACACCATCGAAAGATGGTCGAATTAATGGTGCAAAACTTACGTGAAAAGTAGGTCTTCCCCACACTACTGCTGAGTCCAGCGAATGCAGTAATGCATTCCCAAACCCCCCGCAATCTCCCAACGGTACCTTTAAGTAGGCAATCATCTCCATTAATCTTAACAGGAGCGATTTTACCGGAACCAGGGAAGGGTTTATTAATGACTCTAAAAGTCAAACCTTCCGAGATCTCTAGGGAGACCCGACACAGTGCAGCGTTAGCTATGCATAGGAATGGAAAAGAGATTATTGACCCCATTAGTTGTCCCTCAGTTTGAGGCAACTCTTGGTCGTTCCATACAAATATATGGCGGGTCAACGCTCTTATGAAGAGGTCCTTAAGATCAACCAGAAAGAACTCTGGTAGAGAGGAGAGAAATTCCTTCGGAATATTCTGTCCAATCTCAATGAACAATTGATCACAGATGGTTTCAGACACCCATGAATGCAACTTGTT